CCAGCCCCGAGGTTTTTTTAGGCACAGATTTTCAATCTCGGGTTTCCTACTCAACTAACTAATGATAACAAACGCTCAGGCAGCTAAGATTCTAGCCGTCACCCTTCGACGCATCACGCAGATGGTGGAAGAAGGAAAATTGAAGCGCCCTGAGCCTGGCCGGATCTCTTGCGAATCAATCGCCGAGTTTATCCGCGATGAAAGGAAGGCGAGCGAGGATTCCCCAGCCGACTACGAGGCCGACAAGGCGCGAAAGATGAAAGCCGATGCCGACCTTGCGGAACTGCTCACCGCGAAGGAGGGCAAGAAGCTAGTGGAGATCGCAAAGACGGAGCGGCGATGGGCGAACGCGCTCAGCGCCTTGCGCGGAAAGTGCATGGCCATGCCCGCACGCATCGGCCCGATGGTGGTCATCGCCAAGAGCCAAGCCGACGCCACGCGCATTCTTGAGGATGAACTACGCCAAGCGTTTAACGACATCGCCGACGCAGGCCCAGAGGATGACGAAGCGCCCGCCACCGATGAGCAAAGCCATTGATAAGTATTGCAAGGCCAACGACAAGGCGGCGCTAAAGCGCGCGTGGCAATTCCTGCGCTGGCCGATCAAGATGACCGTTGCCGAGTGGGCGGAGAAATACCGCATCCTTTCGCGCGGTGCGTCGTCGGAGCCTGGTCGCTACCGTTGCGACCGCGTGCCGTACCAGCGGCAGATCATGGAGTCGTTCACCGCGCCTGATGTTCGGGAAACGGTGCTCTGCATCGCTTCACAGGTCGGGAAAACCGAGCTGATGAATAACCTGATCGGTTACATGATCCACGCCGACCCGTCGCCGATCCTCGTAAAATACCCGACGCTCGACGCCTCAAAGGGTTACTCGAAGGAGAAGCTCGACCCGATGATCCAAGACACGCCAGTGCTGGCGGCGCTGATCCGTGACGCCCGCGCCCGTGACTCGGGCAATACCATTTTGCAAAAGTCCTTTCCCGGTGGGTTTATCCGCATCGCCGGCGCCAACTCTCCCAGCGGCCTGCGCCGTGCTTCGTGCCGAGTAGTCCTACAGGATGAAATCGACTCTGACCCATTCTCAGCCGGTGAGGAGGGCGACCCGTGCGCGCTGGCAGATCGCCGCGCCTCGAACTTTAGCAACGCGGTGAAGGTCAAGATGTCCACGCCGACGATCAAAGGCCGGTCGAAGATTTGGCAACTCCTAGAGGATTCCGACTTCTGCACTTGGCGCGCCATTTGCCCGCATTGCGAGGTGGCGCAGGAGTTGGTTTGGGCGAACGTGCGATGGGATAAAGACACCGAGGGCAAGGCCATGCCGGAGACGGCCTACTACCAAGGCGAGTGCGGGTGCCGCTGGACTGACCTTGACCGGCAGCGGGCCATCGTACGCGGTCACTGGAAGGCGCGCCAACCGTTCAAAGGGCGGCGTGGCTATCACCTGAGCGGGCTTTACCGGCTCATGGGCCACAAGCCGCAGTTCGCTTCGATGCTGCATGAGTTCGCCGTGGACTTCCTCGAATCAAAGGCGGGCGGTCCCGAGCGTATGAAACCATGGGTCAACACGTTCCTTGCCGAGCCATCGGAGGAGGAGTTTGAGAAACTCGACGAGAAGACGATCATCGCGCGCGCTGAAGACTACGACCCCGACGCGGTGATTCCCGAGGGCGTGCTGCGCATCGCAGCCGGTGCCGACGTACAGGAAGACCGCATCGAGTGCGAGTTCATCGGCTACGGCGAGGGCGAGGAAACGTGGGGGCTTGGCTACCACGTTCTCCACGGCGACACCCAGGGCGACAAGGTATGGGAGGAGCTCGACTTGCTCCTTGCGAAAACCTTCCGCCACCCCAGCGGGAAAACCATGGGCGCACACACGACGTTTATCGACTCGGGGGCTCGTCAGGATCGCGTGTTGCAGTTCACCGGCCCGCGGCGGTCGCGTGGTATCTTCGCCTCGAAGGGTTACAATTCACCCGGAAAGCCGATCCCGATCATGCCGCGCAAGCCGTCGATCAACAACAAGCGCAAGGTGCAGCAGTGGATCGTGGGCGTCACCGCCGCGAAGACCGTGCTTTATTCGCGCATCATGTTGCCGGTGCCGGGCGCGGGATCTATGCACTTCCCCAAAAACCACGGCTACGATGCGCGCTATTTCCGCCAGCTCACCAGCGAGAAGCGCATGACCCGTTACAGCCACGGGCGTCCATATTACATTTACGAGGCGGGCGACCGGCGCAACGAGCCGCTGGACATACGCGTGTATGCGCTCGCCGCTCACCGCCGCGTCACGTTCGACTCGGTTTCGATCAAGGCAGAACTTGCCGCGATGCCGAAGCTGGAACCAACTATCAAGGAATCCTTGACCGTTGAACCCGCGCCCGCCGTGGAGACCATCGTGGGCAACATCGTCGTGGAGCGCGCCCCGATCCACCAAGGCACGCGCCTTCCCGCCTACGTCCCCATGTCGCAACGCAACCGCGCGGGCGGGGAAGGTGACACCATGTTCTCGCGCTGACAGCTTGCGCATCTCGCAAAACCGTTTACCCGTTACACCTTTATGGACTTCATCAATGCAATTCCCGGCATCTTCGTTATCATCGGCGGCCTCGTTCTTCTAGGCGTCGGCATTATCTGGGCCATCTTCCCGTTCCTCGTTTGCGCGCGCCTCGACAAGATTCATCGTGAGTTGCAGTTGATTGAGATCAGCACGAAAAAAGCAGCACCTGCAGCAGTCTCGCCCTATCGCTCGCCGGTTTCATCCATCAGCCAGTCCGAGCGCGATGCCGCTTGGCGCGCTGCACAGGCATCGGATTGACCCGCGCCTTGACCGCGACCGCGTATCGGTTAAGCCGATACGCATGAAGTTCACCGCCAAGCTCGACGCCACGCCGGTCAAAACCTACTTCGGCGAGCTGGCGATCATCCTCAAGCAGTCCCTTCCCGACACCATACGCGGCGAGGGCGCGGCCATCGTGCGCAAGGCCATGAGCTTTCAAGCGTACTCCAAGATTGCCGAGGTCAAGGAACGCGCACTGAAAAAAGGCGTGGCATCATTCCGCATCGCCGCAGGATTCGGCGGCACGACCAACGTTTCCAAGCGGCGCGGCGAGTTTGGCAGTCAATGGATGGTCGGGCGCAAGGGCGGAAAGCCGATGCCGATGGGAATGTGGGATGGTACGCTAGGCGCAATTCGCGACGGTAAACGATCCAGCGGCACCACAGGAAAGAAATTACAGCGCAGTAAAAATGGAGTGAACAAGATCCGCACCAAGCGCCAGACGAACGGCTGGTACGCGCCCGCCGCCGATTGGGCGCGCTACAAGGCCGCATGGGCAGCCGACGCAGAAGACACCAAGAAGCGCATCGCCGACCGCTTAGCCGCGCGAGGACTCGCGGCCAAGTCATGGCTTGAGATCATAGACAAGATCAACGCGGGCAGCGACGACGCCGCCGCCTTCATCCGCCGCGCCCGCCCCATCTCCAACAAGTCCCGCAGCGTGGCGGGCGTGGTGCAAACCGGCGCAGGCACGGCAAATTACCAGCTCACGATCATCAACGCATCCGGCATCGCCATCGCCTCGGGCGGACAGCGCAAGCTCGCCACGGCCATCACCATTCGCCGCAAATTCTTCATGGACAAACTGCGCGCCGGGTTCTTCGACGACGCCAAGTTCGTCGCGCGAAATTACAAGTGGGCGCGGTTCGGCTAACGTATTGACAAACTGGATACGCTTTGGCGTAGTGAGGGCATGGCCCTTACTGCGCTCCAAACCCGAAGGCTGGCTGATATTGAACGCAGAATTTCCATGCATGAAAACGTGTTGGCGGTTTCATCTGGACTCGGCTCATCCCACTCAGCGCAGGGCGTTAGCGCTACTTTTTCAGATACGCAGATACGCATGGCGGTTTCTCAGCTTCCAGTGCTTCAACGAATTAAGGAGCAGTACGAGGCCACCGCCACCGGCGGCGACATCCCCCCGCCCCCTGGCGTCAATTTAAGCTACTACCTCACCGAGTAACATGGCACGACCCGTCACCCCCGTTTTACTCGACCACAAGGGCGAGCCCTTCAAGTTTTTCGTCGGTGAGTACGACGCCAGCCGCAACACCCGCGAGCGCACGCTGCACGGATCCTTTGCCTACTCTACGCGCCCCGAGTCGGAAATGCTGCCCTTTTCCGACCGCCTGAAAGTCGTCTCCTACCTGCGCTCCTCCCTGCGCAATAACCCCGTGATTGCCGCGCTGTGCTTCCGCTACGCGCTGGCCATCGGTTCCCCCACGGTGCACGCCGTGACCCTTGACGGTGGGTTCAACGATGAGAAAGAACGCGCACTCGAAAAGCGCCTACGCTCCATCATGCACGGCACCGGCTGGAGCTGGCACCGCCTGCACAAAATCATTTCAACCGAACTCCTCATTGCGGGCGAAGTGTTCGCCGTGGAGGTGGACGACAAGGTGCAGCTCATCCCGTCCGAACTTTGCGGCTCACCGGCCAAACCAGACGAGAACGAGATCGACGGCATCACCTACGACGACACCGGCGCGCCCCTGTTTTACCGCTTCGGCGCACGCCGCCCATCAGCGCATGGCCGCACCGGCTCCGTTTCCTTCGAGGAAGCCGACGGCGCGCAGTTGGTCCCCGCCGAGTTCGTCCACCACCTCGGCACCCCGTCGCGCATCGAAGAACGCCGTTTTTCCCCGATGCTGTCCTCGGTCGTTGGGCAGATTCAAAACCTTGACGACATCATAAAGGCCAAGGTAACGACCGTGAAAAACCAAGCGGCCATGTCGCTATTCTTCACCAAGAACTTTGACCCCGCTCTGTTCGCCGAAGCCTCCGCGCTCTCCTCTGCCGTGGAGCAGAACAGCGGCACCTTGCTCGCGCAGTCCGTCGCCCGCTCAGCCTATCAAGACGTTAAAAACGGCACGATCATGTATGGCGAGGTTGGCGAGGACGTGAAGCTCATCGAGCCGAACCTCAACGCGCAGGATTTTTCGCAGTTCGCTCTAATGCTACTCGATCAGATTTGCGCTCCGATCGGACTCTTCCCCGAGGAAGTTTTGATCGGTTATCGCAACAGCAACTATTCCAGCGCGCGCGCCGACCGCATCCGCTTAACCGATGTGCTGCGCGACATCCGCAAAGAGCGCGAAGCCTTCTGCGACCGCGTGATCGAGCGCCAAACCGGCATCGCCATTGACTCCGGCGAGATCCAAGACGCAGGCGACGGCACCGCCGATATTACCTACGGCTGGCCGGTAGTGCGCGAGATCGACGAAACTAAGCACGTTTTGGCGCAAGCCACCTCGCTTGCCAACGGGTCGAAGTCGCTTGACCAGATTTGCGCGGAGAACGGAACATTTGCCGATCAGGTGCAGTCGCAGATCGTGCGCGGCGCTGTGCGCATGGCCAAGACCGTAAAGGCATACGCCCAATTTAACGCGCCCACGAAAGCGCAGATCGAAGCGCAGACCGTGACGCAGCAAGAGATTCTGGCGCACATGCCCAACGCCACCGCAGCGAGCGAGGCGCTTAACGCCATGGCGAACGCCGACGCCGCCGCAGTCAACGCGCAAGCCAACGCCGACCGCGTAACCCTCCCCACCGTCTAACCCATGCCCACCGTCGCCCAGGGCTCAGCCCCCACCCAGACCCTCGTTATCGGCAACACCCTGCCAGCGCGCGCGTTCACCTACTCGGTCAACGCCGCATCACCGACGATCAGCGCGGCGTTTTTCGCGGTTAAAACCCCCGCAGGCGTGCAACTCCTGCGCGTGGCCTGCACCATCGTCGGCGCAGTCGTTACCCGCCCCGTGGTACTGCCAGCCGTGACCGCGGTATGGCCCGCGGGGCGCCTCAATTGGGACATTGAAACCACCATCGGCGGCGTCGAGAAAACCTACATCAAGGGCGAGTTCGCCATTCTCGTTACCAGCCAATGAGTGACGAGCTGATTACGATCAGCGCGATTGACCCGTCCGACCTCGTTACGGTTTCGATCACCGAGACGACCGACGCGGTGACGGTCACTGCCGTTGACGCCTCCGACCAGGTGACGGTGAGCGTGGCCGGTGACACCACCACCGTCGAAGTCACCGCCGACAGCAGCTCGGACGCGGTGACGGTGACGAGCGTTGACCCCTCCGACGCCGTGACGGTGAGCGTCACCACCGCCGACGACGCGGTTACGGTGAGCGTATCGAATGACACCGGCCCAGCGGGCGCGGACTACGACCAGCGCACCGATTGGCTCGGGCTTGTCGTCGGCTTTAACGCCATCCCCACCGCCCCCACGGCAATCACGGGCGGCAGCGTTTACACCTACACCTACGCGGGCGGCACCCGCTACCGCTTCGTTTCAACGAGCGGGCTTACAGATTCCTTTTACACCACTTTCGACGGATCAAATTTAACCGGCCTCGTGGCAAGCAAGGGTTTGACCTTGTAACCACATTCTGAATACACAATACCCATGCCATTTTCCACCACTTTCTCCAACGCGCTTTTGCTCCACCTGCTCAACAACACCGCGATTGCGGGCCTAGGTGACGCCAGTGGCCCGCTCGCCTCCGCCGTTGCGGGTTCGGTTTACGTCGCCCTGCACACCGCATCGCCTGCCGTGGGTGGCACCCAGTCCACCAACGAGGTCGCTTACACGGGATACGCCCGCGTGGCCGTCGCCCGCTCCGGCGCAGGCTGGACGGTTACGACTAACACCTTCACCAACGCCGCGCAGATTCAGTTCCCCATCTGCACCGCAGGCACCGCGACCGCTACCCACTTCTCGATTGGCTACGCCAGCACGGGCGGCAACACCGTCGTGGAGTTCGGCACGCTCAACACGGCACTCGCCATTTCGGTTAACATCACCCCGCAGTTTGCGGCCAGCCAGCTCACCGCCACGCTGACCTAAGCCCATGCGTTACGCCTGCGCACATTGCGGATTTGACCTTGGCCCGTTCCTCGAAGACGGGCTTGAGGTGGAGCCTGCCTGCGCAGATCACCCAAATGGCATAGTCTGTATCCGCGTTTAAGATGCCCAACCTTAATCGCGGCCTCGCATCGGTAAATGCCGCCTTCGATGAAGGGCGCTTCCATACGCAGCGGTTTATCAAGGTCAACACGACGCAGCCACCCACCTCTTCCTTTTCCGACTGGGGTGCAACCGTTGGCCAGCCCACGGCCCATGCACGGGTAGGCACCCCACTGGTCTTTGTCCCGCTGACTGGCGCAGGCAATAACGCCATTTATTTCCCTCCCATCCCCAGCGGCTCGAAGCGTTACCTCGCATCTGGCACTTTTAGGAGCGATGGAACCGCAGCTACATCCATCATAATTGGCGACCTACTTGGATATTACCCGCTGCTGGACGGTGACTCAATAGCCACGCAGACGCTCGACAACACGCTCACGCTTCCACGCTACGCCGACGGCGTTGGTGTGATTGCGTCGCTGGTGGGAAACGTATCACCAACGGCCAACACCGGAGCGGCCATGGTCACGTATATCGACTCGAACGACGTCACCTGCGTCACCTCATTTCGCACAATCAATTCGACCATTCAAGGATCAATCATAAACGCTGCGAGCACCTTAACCGCCACTACTGGGTGTCTAGGTATGCCCGCCGCCACAAATTCAGTAGGCAAGGGAGTGAAGCGCGTTGTTGACATCACCTATACCACCTCGCCGGGCGGCATCCAAGCCATTTACCTCTGGAAGCCGCTGGCCACGGTTGTTTTCAATGGCGACACACTGCTTTCCCGTGAGAAGGATTTTTTCATCCATAACGGTATGGCGGCCCCAATCATTTTGGATGGGGCTTACCTCAATTTTTTTGCGCAAGGAACCAATGCTAACGGGCAGCGGTACTACGGCGATTTAACCTTCATCTGGACTTAACTTTTATGGCTATTCAATCTGTTGACAATTTAATCACCGCCCTGAGCGCGGGCCAGTCCAACCGCTACGATTGGAATAAGATCACTGGATCAGCATCATACGCGTCGGGGCGAAACTATGACCTGAGCCAGCTCTCCGGCTTACCCGTCGCCAACTCCTACGCAGGCACCGCGCTGGATTGGCGCACCTGCGACGAGGCCACGGGCAACGGCACCGACATCTTTGGTCTCCCCCACGGCGGCAACGTCTCGGCCAGCATTAAGCATTTGCTCAATGGCTCCGCATGGAGCACCGCCGCAACGGGTGTACCCGCCACACTAATCCTTGTTGATATGCAGGGCTACTGGCCCGGCATTAATATGAACAGCAGCTCGGCTCAGACGCTCACTGGAACGCCGACCTTGCGGTACACCAATGGCGCGGGTTGCCGCCTCTACCTCGTCGCTCGTGCTACGACCGGAGCCGTGGCGCATAACATTGCGATTTCGTATAGTAACCAGACCCCGACCTCGGGCCGTTCGCTCCCCGTAACGGTTGCGGCAACAGCCTCGGCAATCGTTCCCCACATCGTGCATTCGGGCACAGCAGCAAATAACTACGGCCCATTCCTGCCGCTCGCCTCCGGTGACACAGGAGTTTCCACCGTTGCCTCGGTCACGCTGTCCGCCGCTTCGGGTACGGCTTCCACCGCCGCGCTCTGCTTGGTACGTCCCTTGGCTCAAATCACCATCAGCGTGACTGGCCTCATGACCGAGAAGGATTTCATGAACCAACTCCCCAGCCTGCCCATCGTCAAAGACGGCGCGTGCCTCGTCTGGCTCTTATCGGCTGGCGCAGCCGTGGCTACGCTCACCACGTTCTCGGGCTCCACTGAGGTTGTCTGGGGTTAATCGCTCCCAGCTCGCCCCGCCATGCAATACCCCAACGGACGCTATTTTAACGCCAGCCCTGGGCGTTTCTTCGGCGGAACCACGGAGGGGTTTCTGCCGTACAGCCGCATGCGTGGCGACCGGCTCAACCGCTTCATCAACGCCAACTGGTCGCGCATTCACGGCGGCCTGCCCTCGGGCTACGGCGTGCGCGGCATTGTGCCTGCGATCCGTGCGGGAGGTGTTTCGGCCTTCGACTCCGATTCGCTCACTCTCACCACCGCAGCCACGGTGAACATCGGTGCGCAGATCAGCGGCTCGGCCACGCTGAGCATTTCGGAAACGGCCAACCTGACGCTATTGGCAAACATGCTCGCCGCCGACGCCCTCGCGCTGGCCGTGGCCAATGCCACCTTGGGCGGACTCATCGCCTTGGTGGCGAGCGATACCCTCACCAGCACGCTCACCGGCACGATCACCGCGACCGGCGATGTGGCAGGCACCGACACCCTGGCGCTCATCGAATCCGTAACCCTCACCGCATCGGGCAACATGGTCGGCGTGATTAGCGCCTACACCGAACTCTCGCCTGAGAACTTGGCCCTCGCCGCCTACAATCTGATGCAGCCCGACCTTTCTGTCATAAATACAGGCGTACAGAAGGCATCCGTTTTAATTCCCCACACCACCAATTTATAATCCCATGCAGCCCATCCGCCACTACACCGCCGCCCCGCTTGAATTGACCAATGTTGACCCCGAGGCGGGCATCATGCGCAACGTCGCGCTGATGTCCATCGGCGAGGCGCTTGGGCACAACTGCCGCGTGGATCTCGCCAGCTTGCAGGGGCTGTTCAAGCTCAGCACCGGCAAGAGCATCAAAGCCTTCCTTAACCACTCCTACAACCCCGCCCCCACGGAGGTCGTCGGCGTGTTTACCGGCATCTACATTGACGCGAAAAACGGCGTGCTGCGCGCCTCGCAGTTCAAGGCGCTCGACGCCTTCAAGACGCACAACCCGCAAGCCTACGACACCCTGTTTGAGTTAGCCGCCACCGCGCCCGATTCCTTCGGCGTGTCGGTGTCCATTTACCAAGAACTAGAGGACGCCGAAGACGGCGGCGCGGCCTACATCCGCCCCACGTCAATCGAGAGCGCCGACTTCGTTTCGACGCCCGCCGCCAACAAGGCGCTGTTCAGCCAAGAGAATCCGGTTGACGTATCCAGAAATCCGATACAGGAATCAGAGCAAGAACCTGCGCCGCAAGTCGTGGCGGAGGAAGTTCCGATTTTACAACCCACTCCCCTCCCCTCACTTCTTATGTCCAAGAAAATTTACGCCGCCTTTAAGGCTCGCCCCGACGCACTCATTCAAGCCATCGCCTACGCCGCCGAAGCCCCCGAGGGCACGACCGAAGACAAGGTGGTAGAGGTCATCCAGGAACAACTCGATGCCGCCGATCAAAAAGCGATCATCGACGAGAACGCCGGACTCAAATCCAAGGTTGCCGAGCTTGAGGCCAAGATTGCCGAGCTGTCCCCCGAGGCCGCCAAGGTCGAAGGGCTCAGCGCCAAGATCGCCGAGCAAGACGTTCAGCTTGCCGAGTTCTCCAAGCGCACCGCCCGTTTCGGCGTCCGCGCCCTGAGCGTCGGTAAGCCCGAAGCCGCCGCAGTAAGTTTCGCCACCTGCTCACCCGCCGAGTTCTCCGCCAAAGCACCCAGCGAGAAAATGAAGTTTTCCCGCGAAGGTGGCCGCATCGTCGAGTAAGCCCCTTTTTTTACCCATCTTGTATCCAAAAACTGGATACGAATTTCACCGTTAATCCACCCAATCCGATCCCCGTTTCTTTATGGCTAATACACTTACCAATCTCATCCCCGACGCTTATGCCGCTCTCGACATCGTGAGCCGCGAACTGTCCGGTTTCATCCCCTCCGTTCTCCGCGACTCCAGCGCCGACCAGATCGGCATCAGCCAGACCCTGCGTGTGCCCATCGTGCCCACCGCCACCGTCTCCACCATAACCCCGGCGATGTCCCTGCCTGCTGCGGTTGACCAGACTATTTCGAGCGTCTCGGTTACCATGAGCAAACAGCGCGAGGCCAAGTTCTCCTGGACCGGCTCCGAGCAAAAGAGCATCAACACCGGCGTCGGCTACGCCACCATCAAGCAACTCCAGATTGCCCAGGCGATCCGCGCGCTGGTCAACGAAATGGAAACCGACCTCGCAGCCGCCGCCATCCTCGGTGCTTCCCGCGCCTACGGCACCGCCGCAACGACCCCGTTCGGCACCGCCAACGACTACACCGACGCCGCCAACTTGGGCCGCATCCTCACCGATAACGGTTCCCCGCTGGATCGCCAGTTGGTCATATCTACCGCTGCAGGCGTGAATCTTCGCGGCAAGCAGGCCACCAGCCAGAACGCCACCACCGACGACGTACTCCGCCAAGGCGTGCTGCTCGACATCAACGGCTTCAAGATCCGTGAGTCCTACGCTCTCGGCGCTTCGTTCACCAAGGGCACCGGCGCATCCTACGTCCTCAACGGTGCGCACGCCGTCGGTGCCACCAGTATCGTCGTGAAGACCGGCACCGGCACGGTTCTCGTTGGCGACGTGGTTACCATCAACAGCCGCAACTACGTTGTGAGCGCCAACGCCATCGCCGCCGCAGGCACCTTCACGATCAACTCCCCCGGCCTCGTTGACGCCGGTTCCGATGGCAACACCGTTACGCTCATCGGCAACAATAGCCGCGCTGGCGTGGCCTTCGACCGCTCCTCGCTCCTGCTCGCCACCCGCCTGCCCGACTTCCCCGTAGAAGGCGACATCGCCCTGATGCGCGAAACCATCACCGACCCCCGCACCGGCCTGTCCTTCGAGATCAGCGCCGTTGGTGGTGACCGCATGGTGACCTTCCGCGTCGGTGCAGTCTGGGGCGTTGCGGCCATCAAGCCCGCCCACGCCGCGCTGCTGATTGGCTAAGTCTGACGACTGACGCAAATGGCCTACGACCCCTCGACGATTCCGGCAATAGACGGTCGGCTCCGTCGAGGGGTTTTTTGTGCCACCATTTACCGCAAGCCCACGCTCATCGCCTTTCGCGGCGAAGAGTATCAGGCCCGCGTTTCCGAGCCCTCGTTTCAGCGAAAAATCGGCATGGCCGGTTACACCGAGCAGACCGCCGACTTGGAAGTGATGCTCGCTCTGCCCTCGGGCATGGCGAAACCCGAACCGCAATCGACCGACTCCATCACGATTTACGAAACCGACGACAACGGCCTGCGCACGACGACCACCGTTTACCGCATCACCGACGTTCGCACCGACATGGCCCGCGATTGTTACCAGCTCACCCTATCCAAACGCCGCACCTGATGCCCGCCCCCAGCCTAGAGCACCTTTTCGACACGCGGGCCAATATCGAGGCAGGATTCACCGCGTACTTGACCGCCAACGGACTCGCCGCCTTTGGCACCAGCTACACCGGCGACATTGCCGACAAGCGGGTTTTGCTCATGTACACCCCCGGCGCATCGACCGGCCATTGCGCTACCTCTACGACCACCCTCACCGGCGAAAAGGAAAACGATTGGTTTAACGGCGAGATCCGCTTCATCGTGCAGACCGAGCGCGCCCTTGCCGACGCCGCCGAGGTGTCCGGCTTCGCCTCGCTCCATGATTACCGCGTGGCCCAGCTCAAGGTGCTCATGCTGCGCGGCTCACTCAACGGAACGATCACGGGCAAGACCGCCCTCGCGCTCGATTACCACCGCATCGCCGTACTGAGCGAAGGCGCGGAAGACAGCGGCATCGAAGGCGATTCCTTCGACGTGACCAGCCTCTCCTACGCCGTGCAAATCCAGATAAAAGCCGACGCTTGGCCCACCTAATTTCCGCCCTTTTTTTGTCCTCACTGTATCCAAAAACTGAATACCATTTATGCCCTCCTACGATTCACTTACCTCCCTCGTCACCACTGATGTCACCATCGGCGCCGTCGTTTACATCGTTACCGATTTTTCTGACAACGGCGCGTCCGCTGTTGGCCCTGACTTCCAAAATTCTGACGGCTCCTATCGCGGCACGCGCAAGGTTTCCGGCCCACGCGAGGCCAGCATGACCATCGAACTGCAAGACGCCGCCGAGGCTATCCCCGCGCAGCTGGCCACGTTCACCTACCAAAGCAGCACCTGGTTGATCCTCACCGTTGGGAAAAAGACCAGCAGCACCAGCGCCGCCTCGCTCTCCCTGTCGCTTCGCTGGACTGCCTAATCTGTGATTCCGCGCAGCTTCACGCATGTTGAGGGCTGGGCCGAAGATTTCGCGCAGGCTGCCAAAACCCTGCGCGAGATCCGCGTCTCTGCCCTCTTTCCCCGCTCCGAGGAACTTCTCGGCGTGCGGGTGCATGCGCTCACGCTGCGCACCTGGACGATCCTTGACTTGACTGGAAACAGCCTCGTCACGGGCGGCGAAGTTAAAACGGCGGACTGCCTGCGCGCCCTGTGGATTCTACGGGCCGATTGGCTCGGACTAGGGGAAACATCCAAGCTGGCGAAGTTTTTGCGTTATTGGCGCAGCGCGCGTGTACTGGCGCGCGTTGGCTATGACGAGGCCAAGGTGCAGGACTTGCTTGAGGCGCATATTGACTACGGCTTTGCCGACATGCCGGGGCGCTTCAACACCGGCCCCAGTGCGCCGCCCAACCCCGTGCATCACCCGCGCATGAGCTTGGAAATCCAGTTGGCAAGCGAAGGCATGGCGGCATTCCCGTCGATGAGCTTTGACGAGCTGCGCAACATGCCTTTGGCGCAGTTTTGGCAATGGCTGCACCGCGCCCGCAAGATGGAAGACCCCGAGTATAGAAACGACCAGCTAACCGACCAAGTAAACCGCCGCTATGTCGGCAAGTTAAACGCCATGATTAGGGCTGACCGAGCTTTCAAAAATGTCTGACAAAATCACAGCCACATTCGGGGCCGATGTTTCCGAGGTAGAAGCCAAAATGCTGCAAGCCACGCGGGCTACGGCGGCGTATGAACGCGCCGTGAAGGGCATAGATGCCGCCAACGGTAAAAGCGCGGCGAGTGGGGGCGATTTAACCAAGTCGCTTTCGCAATCAAATGAGCAGTTGGCGAAAGGATTAAACCTACTTAAAGGCGGCGCTGCGGCTGTTGGTATCGCAACGGTTATCGGTAAAATGCAAGAGTTCTCCAACTATGCAAAAGAGCTAGGAAAGAGCGCGAGCGAGGCGCAGAAGTCCGCCGCGAAATGGGGTGAGGAATTTGCCGTTTTCGGTAACACGATTAAAGGCGCAGGCGCTTCGGTGCTTGGTACGCTGGCAGGCTGGGGGCGAGACATTGGGGATAAATTCCGCGATCCCATGGATGTCGCCTACGATGACGTAGCTAAATCAAGCGAGGAAATGGCGGTGCGCCAAGAAGCGGCACTCGCCAAGTCAAAGGCAGCGCATGAAAGAGCGGCGGCAGAAATTCCCGCACTAATAGCGAAGCTCGATGCAGCTAAATACAAAACCGAGAACGTAGGGCGAGACGAAGAAGCCATCGCGCAGGATGAAAAACTCCAAATCGAAAAGCAGCTCGATGCACTCGCCAAGTCAGGCAAAAATGGATCAGTTGCCGAGGCCGAACGCATAAAACTTGAAATCCAGCTTGAGGAAAAAAAGTCGAAAATTAAAGAGCTTGAGGCAGAGCACCAAAAAAAGCGCGAAGCCGACGCCGCCAACGTCGCGAAAAAGAATTCGGATGCCGTAATTGCACAGGCTAAGGTAATCTCCGAACTCAAGAAAAAGCATATCGACGAAGAGGCCAAGGCGAAGGAGGAAGCCGACAAGATGGAGTACGACCGCAAGTGGGAGTCCGCCACGAAAGAGCAGAAGATGGCGCAGGCGCTCAAGGAGGGGCAGGCGGCCCATGCGGAAAACATGTTTGAGCGATCCGAGGCCAGCCGACTTAAACTTGAACAAGCGCGGGCCAAGTACCTCGCATTGCTTGAAGGCAAAGACGCGCCAGCAGGCGGCGGCAAAGGCGGCATGTCAGGCGAGCCCGGACGCGAGCGCGGGGCAGATGGCAAGCTGCGCAAAAACGGCGTGGTTATCAGCGAAGAAGACGCCGCCCGAACCGATAAGACCAAGGCAATGAATCAGATCACATCGGAAAATAAGGGAGTCGAACCAGTAGATATTTTGAAGCGCATCGAGGAACTGCTGAAGCCGAAAGGCGAATAAACACATGCCCACCTACGAATCCCACGTCACCACGTCGCCCGTTTTCGACAAGCCCGCCAAGATCGTTTATCCGTTCGCCAAGCTGGGAGACTACACGACAAAGGAAGTCTGGCAGCCGCTGCTTCAGCTCGCCGACCGCTACGCGCCGCCAACGATTGGCGCGGTTTTTGTGGGGGCAACTGATGCCAATTTCTCAGGCTCTCCGGTTACGATTGGCAGCGCCTATTGCATCGGCGACACCGAGCCGCAAGAAACAGAGTCGGGGCTTGTTTCGTTTACTCGCAAGTGGTCGAACATTCCAGCTTCTAATACCGACCAAATCGGCACGACCACATTCACTTATCCTGGCGTTTTGACGGCCACGGCAGGCACGCCAAAGACGATCACGGCAGTGGGCTCAATCTCTGGCCTGACTGCCAGCTACACCATCGCCGCGCATGGGTACTCGAACGGCGACCAGGTGACACTCACGCTGAAAACCACCATCGGGAATTTGTACATTTGCTCGACCATCATTTCTGGCGTGGCGACGAACACCTTCACGGCGTCATACCTGATCCCAACGGGGCAGACGTTCACGACTGGCACGGCGATTAACTCGACCTACTTTGGCGCATCTACACGCACGCGAGCGGTCAACGCCACGATGGTGAGTGAGTACTGCCTGCCGGGAGTGACGAGCGGTTACGCCACGGCGGAATCATTCCAGCCCTACCAGATTTTCAACGCGGTTGATGCCTACGGCAATTCCGTCTCTCAAATCGACGCGAGCACGGCCCCGAGCGCGATTGAGTACAGCGCGATGGTAGCGGGCGGGCTGTCGCTGATTGCGGCGTCGGCAATCAAGGCTTACAAGGGCAATATCCTCGTGCGTGAAACCACCTACGTTAAGGCGCTCTAACCCATCATGGAACCGCTCAAACAATGGCCCGCCGCGTTCGATGCTCAGGCGCAGAAGATCAATGAGATTGTGGAGGCGCTGCGTCCGCTGCTTGCGCTTAAAAGCGCGGACGGGGTAAAGCTCACCTTTTCTGACAACGACATCACCATCGGATATAACGACGGAGGCAGCGCCGGTGGAACGGGCGGCGCACTGCCGAGCGGCTACGGCCCCGAGGAGTGGACGGTGTACGACGGCGGCGTAGTGACCACGCGCAACTTCCTGACGGACAATCCAGATTAACCGTGAGCACTTCGCCCACATTTAAATACCGCGGGCCGGACAAGCGCTGCCCGTTTCCGTTTGGTCGGGACGCGGCGTTTGATCAGGGTGGTGATTATGTAACGCTAACCGCATCGGGTGGCGATGAGGGGTTGGCCGAGGCGTGCCGCATCTGGTGGCTACTTGAGTCCGTCACCCTTACCCCAACCGGATCGGTCACGTTCACGCAAATCTTCAGCCCTTATACTGCAATAACTACGACATTTGCAGGCGACTTGGCTTTTGTGTCTTATGGTGCACCTGTTGAGAGGATTTCATCCGCAAATGTCATTGCTTATGACGGTGCGCCAATCACAGGAACAGCAACAAATGGATACTCTGAAGGTCAGATATATCTGACATTGGGATACGTTGGCGGGTCGTGGCGGCTTTATTACATCATTTACATAACTCTTTTTAATGGTTCGCCGGGTACTGAAACTGCATTTGGCGGCATAACTGATCCATTCAATGGTGGAGGTGGAACAACGGGGACTTTCAGCCTTTTGGGATACACGCTTAGTTATTTGCAGTTTCTTGGGTCGCAAGATGGTTACAATGTGACGACTTCCGGTCTCGGATTAAGCGCAACATCCACCTCTTACACGCTGGTCTGAGCCAACGCCGTGAGGTAATCGTGGCAGGCTTCGGCGGGTGCAAGGCCCGCCAAGCGGCGCTTAACGCGGCTATTCCGTTCAAGTGACGTATTGACAAAGCCGATACGCTTTGCACGCTCGGCGGCATGAGTTGCGCGCCCGATCTTCTCCTTTGTTTGCCGGTCGGAACCGCCCCCAGTTGGCCGGTTAAAATCGTCTTGCCCGAAGCCGCGAATCAAGCCGTTGACCTCACCAGCGCCGCCTTGGTTTTCATCGTCAAAGCCGCCGAAGCCGATGCTGACGCCGATGCTCTTTTGTCGCTCACCAGTGCCGCCGGTGAAATCGTCATAACCGACGCCGTGACGGGCGCGGCGCAGATCGACATGACCGCGGTCAAATCCGCCCTGCTCACGCCCGCCACGTCCTATTTTTGGCAGCTGCGCGTGACCCTTTCGAGCGGTGAAATTCGCATCGTCCGCAAAGGCAAAGTCGCCAGCGAATACGGCATCGCATGAACGCCATTTTCACCCGCCTGAGCAAATGGGCCGTACTCACGCGGCTGGATCTGCTGGGCATTTTCACGGCCAAAGCGCCGCTTTCCCGCGCCCGCTACCGCACGCTCCCCAACGGCACGCTGCGCACGCTCCCCAACGGCACCATCCGCCACGTTTAAACGATCATGGACATTCTCTCACTCTCCCTCACGGCAACCCCTGGCAGCGCAACATCGATTGAACTGAGCGACGGCACACGCGCCACGCTCGGCACGCTCCCCGTGTCCAGCGCGCAAGCCACCGCCGACGCCGTGGTGTTGGCAGCGGCAGCTGCAGACGCTACGAGCAAGGCCAACGCCGCACAGGCCGCCAGCCAGCCGCTCGATTCGGATCTCACCGCAATCGCCGCGCTCACCACGACCAGCTACGGGCGGTCATTCTTGCCCCTTGCCGATGCCTCGGCGGGCCGCACGCTGCTCGGCCTCGGCACCTTGGCCACGCAGTCTGGCACTTTCTCAGGCACCAGCTCGGGCACCAACACCGGCGACCAGACGGCGACGACGGTCGCCAACACGCCCGCCGGAAACATCGCGGCGACGACCGTGCAAGCGGCGTTAAACGAGCTGGACAGCGAGAAAGCCAACCTCGCCAGCCCCACCTTTACGGGCAACCCGCTCGCGCCAACGCCAGCCACGACCGACAGCGACACATCGGTTGCAACCACGGCCATGGTGCAGGCGGTGAGCCAAGCCGAGAACACCTTCGCCACGCTCTCAATCTCCGCAGCGGGCGACAACTTGGTGGCGGCGACGACGGCGCAAAACCGCGTCAAGACGACCTCGGTCACGGTCACGGCGGGCACCTACACGGCGACGGTGACGCTGCAAACGACGAACGCGATTGCGGGCGACATGCGCGTGCTGCGCGTGGCGATGCCTGCTGGTCTTCTCAACGTGATCGACGTGCGCAACGCGACGAGCGGCGGCACGGCTCTCGGCAACGTGCCGATGGACGGGGCGATTGCTCGCGTGTGGGTGGGTCGCACCTCGTACACGGGCAGCGCGTGGGGCGAGATCAACTGGGTTCCGGTATCCGTTGCCGAATACACGGCGCTGGCGGTGATGAACTCCACCTTTTCGCGGCAGTCCGCGGGCTACCTGCAAAGCGACGGCGCAACGCCGAACCGAGCTGCGGGCATCCAAGGCCCGTTCGACGCGACGAACAACCCGCGAGGCTGGGTGGCGGGCGCGGCGGTCATGGAGTGGTGCGGGTGGGTGGAGGCGAGTAGTTCGACAACGGGTTACATTGCATCCCTTGGATCAACCCCATCGGCGGAACCGGGCAACCTATACTCTGCGATTTGGGTGCGTGTTTTAACCGGTTCCTTAATCGTTCGTAATTCAGACGTAGCATCTACCGCCAATTACCGAAATTTCGCTTATAGCGGCTTCGGCACGGCTTATGCGGGAACACGGGTTTGGCTGCGTGTTATCCTCACGAATGGAACATCTAATCCCGAAGTGTGGGCCAACGGTGTAAACATTAGCGCGAGCTTCACCCTCACGACAAATGCGCCACCCGACTGGCTTAATTCGAGCCTGTTGCCGAATTACCATGTCACGGGTTGGGGGTGGCCCGCAGGCCGCGCACCGCTGGGGCAGTGGATTCTCGGCAGTCTGACCGCCGCCGAGTCGCTCGCGTGGATGATTACAGGCCAGCCGCCCGCTTGGGTCGCGGCGGGTGGGAGTGCGGTCAACGCTATCACCAGTGTTACACGCAATTCTGATTTCTCCGCAGGTGCCACGGACTGGTCAACGCAGTTCACGGCAACCGCCTCGGTTGTTTCGTCGGCACTTAACTGTACCACTTCGGCCAGCAATGACAACGTGCGTCTGACGCAGGGGTTTTTCTCTCGTACCGTGCTGCCTGGGCTGCGCATTCGCTTTACTGCAACCATATCCAATTTTGCAACAACCGGAGGTGTTCTTAAAGCGGTGATGGCAACTGCTTCGGGTCAAGACGTGTTTGTGATAACTGGTAATGGGACGTATTCGGGAGAAATTGAGAGTAACACGACGATCGGTTATTCTTTCCCGATATTCACTCAAACTAGCGCGGGGTCTTTTACCTTTACGGTTGACAACCTAAAGCTGGAGTTCCTCGGTGCCCTCAGTTTGCCCGTAGTGCAGCCCATCGCATGTTTGGACGACGCGACCACCCTCGGCGGCAATCAGGCTCGGCTCTTGGGCATGATTCCGGTGACGGATAAACGCGATTGGCGCATCAGTGCCGACACTTGGCTGGCAAGCAATCAGCGCATCCTCGAAGGCGCGCTCATCGACTCGACTGCCGATATTATCGACTCGATCGAGCAGACCACGACCGGAACCCCCACTGTCACCATCGGCAGCGCGTCGGCTGGTGTGCAATACAAGGCATCTGGCGCGTTAGCCGCAGGTATTAACCCCACGACCTTAGTTACCCGTAAAGCCGCTTCAAACGAGTTCTGGGTAGGCTCAGGCACCGCAGTCACCGTCCGCACCACCATCAAAGGCCACCGCGCAATATAACCATGATCGAAGAAATCATCTCCCCTTGGCCCATGACCGTCACGGTCGCGCCCGATGTTTTTGTGAACGTCACAGGCATCTCGGCAAACTCCTACGTCATCGACAACCGCATCGGACTCGAATCCCCGACCGCCGCCAACGAGGCTAACGTCGAAGCCGAGCTTCCAGCGCTCTGGGCTGCCTTCAAACTGACCAACCCGTGAAGCTCATGATCCTCACCCTCGTCGCCTGCATCGGTGCTGCCGTCATGGCCGTGATCGTTGCCGAGGAAATCCAACGCCACCGCTCCATGATTAAAGCCCTGCCACCCTCACAAACCGTCGCTCCGCACGAAATCGACGGCATGTTGCGCGAGGGCTACCCGCTCGTCGCCGTCCTCGGCACCGGCTCCATGCAACCCTACATCCCCGCAGGCGATGGCCTCGTGGCGTGGGTCATGGTAGAGCGCTGTGATTTCAGCCTTTTGGGCAAAGGCGACCTGGTGGTTTTCCGCACTTCGCACGGCAACATCCTGCACCAACTCGCCCAGCTCACCGCAGCCGGCTGGATCACCTCGGGACTCCATAATTCCAGCTACGACAACACCCGCGTTTACCCCGAGACCTTCGTCGGGCGCGTGGCAAAAACTTACATCATCAAAAAATGAGCTTAATCGACATCCTATTTAACGCAGCGGGCGGCGGCGTCGTCGGCTCCGTCCTCCATCTTGGCACCTCGTTTTTCGAGACGTGGCAGAAGAAGAAGAACGCTGAGGTCGAGATCCTGCTGATGAACGCCAAGGTCGCTGCCGCTGAGAAGCAGTCCGCATGGGACGCCTTCACCGCTTCGCAGAAGACCAACGACGCAATCCCGATCCCTGAGGGCGCGGCGTCGTGGGTGGCCTCGCTGCTGGGCATTGTTGAGGCTTTGCGGGCCTTTACCCGCCCAGGCCTTACGTGGGCCTTACTCGGCGTCCTTTCGCTCGCCTATTTCAAAGCGCCCGAGGAGGTGCAGGCTGGCATGATCTCCGAACTCCAATTCGCCGCATTTACCGCAATCTTCTGGTGGCTGGGCAGCCGCTACACTTCCAAAAAATGAACCCCTCCGCAATCGCCGCAGACCTACTCCAAGACCGCACGATCACCGTCGGGGGCATGTTCTCCTTCCCCACGTTCTTCGGCGGCATCACGCTTGCCGAGGCCAATCAATGGGTAGGCTTTTACGCCGTATGCGTTGGTGCTATCGGATCGACCTTGGTCGTGATTTATACGGCGCTTAAAATAGTCCGCATGGCTGGCGACAAGAACGCCAAGGAGTGAGCACGAAAAAGCCCCGCTTTTTACGGTGGGGCTTCTGGTTTTTACAAGGCTTATGGGGTCTTGTGCTGATGGAAAGCTTTCCAGTTTAGCAGGCGTTAAGCGCGCCTAACTAGATCCGCGCAAAACCTACTTTTTTACGGTTTCCAAGTGGTGTGGCCCGCCTACATGGAAAATCTTCCGACTACACAACGTTCGGCAGAAGCTGGCAGCGGGCTTTCCCCTGCATCGTTGCTTCATCCCGCCATTCCGTGACTCGGTAGCCACAGCGGATCAAATCGGCACGGGCTTCCTTCCATTGCCGCTCAAACTCGCGAGGCGACACGCCAGAGCGCATCACAGCGTAGTCCGAGACCTCAATCGTAAAGTCGTCAGGCAACTGAGCCGAACCAAGCGCTGGACTCAATGACCACGATTGGCCCGCTAATTGTTTGCTATCAGGTAGAGTGGTCATGAGTCAGCTTTACGTTAGGCAATGCGGACACCGGAATTAGCGTGGCCCTTCGAAAAGGTATTCTTCGGTTTCAAGTGTTTCTTTATGCTCGGCTTGGTTGCTCGCTAATAGATCGTCGTGGAGATTAGCCCATCCAAGTACCCAAAAAGGGACGTGCTCGCTCATGTGGTTTGGGCACTTATTTGCGAACTGGAGTTGATTAGCAGTAAGCTCTAGTATTAGGCCCCACTTTGATTTAATCCTAGTGCCAATCGGTAGCGGTTTATTATCCGCATACAGTTTATAGATTTCGGGTGTCATGCTATTTATGGTTATATCGGAATTACGGAAGTTACAGAGCCTAACCACGCGCTACAGCGAATAGCCCGCAGACGTCGCAAATTGTTCGTGTAGGTGCAGTGGGCTATCGCTGAGCTTAAACGTTGGGCAATGAAGCATCCCGAACCAGCCGCTCAAATGCGCGGGCTTGGCTGAGCTTCGTGATGTGGCAGTAAAGGCGGAATCGGGATGACGTATATTGATCCACCTTCACCGTCACCGCGACCCGAGCGGGGCCAGCCTTACGGCCTGCTCCTTTGCGTTTGCCTCCGGCGCTCATGCGCGGCGCACGCTGTTTTTCTTTACTTTGCCGGTTTTCGTGAGGCGGCAGTCATATTCCGTTCCACCAACGAAAAACATAAGAACGTCCTCCACTTGGCGAATCTGACTGATGACTTCATTGGAGACGTTGAGGGCGGCGGCGATGTCGTAGCGGTGTTGGGTTAAGTTCATGAGTTAGACCCTGATAGTATTTTTATTGTTTGCAAGCACTATTTCAAAATAAATCAAAAAAAGATTTCGGAGACGGAAACGGGCATCAGAGCCCATCAAGGCGCTAGAGCCAAGATGCGCATTGGCCCGCTGATGGTTTAGCGTCAGGGGTGTTGCGCATCTGGCTCAGCTTTAACGTTGGGCAGAGGCGGAACCAATCGTAGCCAATGCGTAGGAATCTCGTAAGATTCTAGTCGGCACCAATCCATCCGGCCGAAGCCATTTATGCTATACTCCTTCCAGCATCCGTTTACCCATCTACAGCCCATGAGCATTTGCTTGGATGTTTCACACCAAAGCACCAGATCGCTTCCGTCTTTGGGTGCTGTATCTATACTTTTCCAGTCATTCATAGTTTATATTATTCAAGGGTTATTCGTAAATTAAAAGGCATCAGAGCCCAACCAGGCGCTAGAGCCAAGATGCGCATTGGGCCGCTGATTGTTTACTGTCAGGGGTGTTGCGCATCTGGCTCAGCTAGACGTTAGGCAGATTTTAAGACAAAGTATGCGTGCTCAATATTGCATTCGTCCCATTCGCCGTGAAAGCATTTAGCCAGTGGTGTATATGCCTCATGAATGATCTTACTTAGCCGTGCGTTCTCGGCTTTGAGTTCGTCGTTTTCAGAAAGGACGGCTTTAAGTTGTTCGGTGGTTGTCATGTTATCTATTAGTTATCAGAATTAAAGACGCAGAGCCTAACCAAGCGCTACAGAGAACGACCACGCTATTGACTCAAATGGTTCGAGTGTCGGGTAGATGTGGTCGTCTCTGAGCTTAAACGTTGGGCAACTCGGAATTAAGGCCGAGCGCTTCAGCTGCGTTCCTAAATGCAGACACGTTTATCGCTTGGTTCCCGACTACCCTAACCTTTTTCATTGGGTCAAGCCCGTCCAGCGCGGAGGCAAATAACCCAAACGGAGCGAGTGCGTCTTGCAGCTTTTCGAGCTCATTGATTAGTTTCCTGTATTCGGCCCGATTTACGCGAGCGTCATGAACTTCTAAAAGCGATGCCAGCTCAGGAATCGCATCGTGATTCCACTCCATGCGTTCGCAGTATTTTCCAGCAAGTGTGATATATTCGTCGGGTGTCATTTGATTAGTTATTTCGGAAGCGGGCATTCGAGCCCAACCACGCGCTACAGCGAATAGCCCAATAACGCCGCTGATGGTTCGTGTATTTGTTTGTGGGCTATCGCTGAGCTTTACGTTAGGCAGAGTTGACCTTACGGACAAGTTCGCGGGCTGCTTTGAGCACCCTATCGTGGTCAACGTCGTCGTAATCCACAAACATCCTTAGTGCCTGTTCAACCTGTAGGCTTTCGGATTCTTCAGTTATCAAGAGGCGTTTATCACCGGGCTGCGGGTCGTGGAGTTTAAGTTTCATATTCATTGTTGTTTAGTTATTCGGAATTAAAGACACGGAGCCTAACCAGGCGCTACAGCGAATAGCCCGCAACGCCGCTGATGGTTCGGCTAGTTTCAGTGGGCTATCGCTGAGCTTGAACGTTAGGCAGAGAATGAATCCAATTCAGCCTGATACTTCGCAATCTTACCCTTTAGCCACTTAATCCGTTTTCCGTTAATCACAGTTTTTTCTGCGGATGTTTTTCGACGCCCATCGGTATGAATCATATCCTCCGTAAGAATAGCACCGCACTCATATGCCTTCATTACTAGTTTTTTGGTGAGCGTTCGGCGGGATGGTATTATTAGTGCACCAGTCACAGGATGGACTGCATCGACCTTTAGTTTTCTTCCTGCATATGCCGTGTCGCAGAATTTCATTTTTTCGCTAAGCTCTGTTTTCTTATTAGTCATAGTCTTTCGTTTAGTTTCAGTGTTCGTTTACATTACCCAATCATCGGAAAAACCATACAGCCTAACCAGTCGCTACAGCGAATGAGCACACTAGGCACGCTAATGGATCGTGTATCGAGTAGAAGTGCTCATCGCTGAGCTTGAACGTTGGGCAATGCAGAAAGTTCGGACTCTGCTTTTTTAATGGCGACATGTGATCTTTCAATTACCCGCCTAAGTTGGTTTATCTTTTTCTCTCGCTTCTCCGCGTCCTTCTGCGCCTGCGTAAGTTTTCTGTGAATTTCCTTTTTTCTCATGTTGGGCTTCATCCACCCAACCTCACGCATGCGATTAACGAATCCATCCCCGCACCCCTTAAAGGATCGCCAGTAGTTTTCCGTTTTTTCACTGAATAAGTGTTGCGGTATTTTATCGACATTTAAGGCGTGTCTTATCGCGGCCTGTTCCAGCGGCCTAAATACTGACATACGCACCTCGTTCTTTATTTTTTCGGTTATCATAAATTCGTTTAGTTTTATTCGGAAGGGATACAAAGACGCCCAACCAAGCGCTACAGAGAACGACCACGCTTGGCACTCTAATGGTTCGGGAGTCAGGGAGAGTGGTCGTCTCTGAGCTAGACGTTGGGCAATGAAGCATCCCGAACCAGTCGCTCGAATGCGCGGGCTTGGCTGAGCTTCGTGATGTGGCAGTAAAGGCGGAAGCGGGATGACGTGTATTCGTCCACCTTCACCGTCACAGCGACCCGAGCGGGGCCAGCCTTGCGGCCTGCACCTTTGCGTTTTCCTCCTGCGCTCATGCGGCCATTGCTGCGTTGATGGATGGAGCAGCAACCCGAGCGATCTGCGTGAATTTATCGCCCATGTAGTTATATGCAATCTGCGCATCAGCATATCCTAAGCTCTGCGCGACCTTGAAGAAATGGTCGGCGCGCTTCTGCGCGGCGCTAGCAATGCGGGCGTTTTTAATGCGGTCGGATGTGTTAAGTAGGTTCATGAGTTAGACCGTAAGAGCGTTTTGATTGATTGCAAGCACTAAATCAAAATAAATCAAAATAGATTTAGGAGACGGAAACGAGCATCCGAGCCCAACCAAGCGCTGGAGCCAACGACCCTGCTTGTCACTCTAATGGTTCGATTATCGCAGGTGTTAGGGTCGCGGCTCAGCTTTAACGTTGGGCAATCAATGACCGGATTCATCGGTCTGCCAGTAATAGCAGGCTACGCGAAAAGCGTATGTGGCGTCCACCCATCGCTTTTCTTTTATATACCGCTCGCCGATTTCTTCGCATTTTCCGGCAATTATTGCGGGCCGTAAATTACGCGACGGCATCGGCTGGCGTTCGGTGCAAGCCTCGTATGCAATGTTTTTAGCTTCTTGGTCTTCGTTCATTTCAGTAATTTATTTAGTTATTCGGAAGGGATACAACGACCGCCCAACTATCAGGTAGAGTGGTCATGAGTCAGCTTGAGCGTTGGGCAATCAGGAATCGGAAAGAGGCAGCTTGATCTCGGTGTAAATGCTAAGCGGTCCCGCCTTATCCAGCCAGTCACTCTGCCCTTGGCTCTCGGTTGACCGCTTATCGACCCCGTCTAGCACAGCCAAAGCGGCCGCATGGTCTCGATTGTATTCATCCACTTGTTCTTTCGAGCACACGTCCGGCAAGCAGTCCGGCCCCCACGATGCTAGTTTGGTTAAAGCTTTCCTGATCCGTCCGTTTTCCGCCTCAATCTCAGCGTATAATTTATATCGCATGCAATTGGTGGTCCACTCATCAGGACGACTTTCATTGGGCAATGGAGACACCAAGGCATCCCATGCGTCTATCTCTCGCGGCGCGTCGCCGATTTTGTGGCACTCAAAAGCGAGCGCGTCACGCAGAGCTTTTCCGCACTCCCGCAGCTTGGTGTTCTCGGCCCGCACTTGACGCAGCTCCTCGGCGTTGCAGCTCGCATCTAGCTCCATTTGTAGCCGTGCGTTCTCCCGCTCTAGGTTTTCGATTCGTTTACGCGCTGGAGAGCATTGCGCCTCCACCATTTCCGCGAATTGTTCGTCAGTTAAATTGTCCATATTGTTTTTCGTTTTAGTTATCAGTTGAGCCAAAACCGCCCGCGCCGCGCTCGCTCGAATCCAGCTCGGCAACGACTGGCAGCGCCGCAAGCATGATGCGCGCTACCACGGCTTGCGCCACCCGTTGTCCCGACTCAATCGTTATCGGGTAATGCGTGAGGTTGGTCACTATTGCCGCCACTTCGCCGCGATAACCGGAATCCACCGTTCCGATGTGGCAGAGTAGGCCGCGCGCCGATAGGGACGAACGGCCACGGATCTGCATTTCAAAGCCGTCTGGCAGTTGCACCGCGAAGCCGAGCGGGATTTTCACCGTGTAACCTGCGCCAATCACGGCGGGTTCACGGGCGCAGCAGTCAAGGCCGGCGTCGTTGGCGTGGGCGCGCGTTGGCGCTTGGCCGTTTTCAATCAGTTTTATTTTCATTGGAGGGATTAAGCGTTGGGTTGAAGTGAGTCGGCGCTCTCGGGCGGCGCGTAGTGAGCGCGCCCAGTCGCTGCCGGTTATTGTTGTGAATTTTGCGGGCTCGCTCATGGCGTGGCTCGCGTGAATTTAACCACCGTGCAGAGGTCAAGTAGGCGCTGAATCATAGGGTCGCTGCGCTGCGCCCGCTTGTCGGTGGTGCCGCTCATCTGGTCGGGCGTGAGGTTGGTCGAAACAATCAGCGGCAGTCCGCGCTCGCGGCGCATGTCCAGAAATCGGAAAAACCAGCTCTGCGCCCAATCTTCCTGCGAGCGTTGCAGCGCCTCTTGCCCTAGGTCGTCGAGAATGAAGATCGGCTTCTTCGCCATTTCCACGACCCACCCCTGCGCATCGTCGCGCCCGAACTTGATCTGCTGGCCAAGGGTAAAGAAGAAATCGGCGGCGGAAAAGTAGCGCACCTCGCGGGCCTCATCCAGCGCCAGCTTGCGGTAAAGCGCCGTGATTGCGCGGGTCTTCCCCGTGCCCGTCGGCCCCGATGCGAGCAGGCCGCGAGCGCCAGGTGTCCAGCTTAGGACGGTTTTAATCTGCGCCGCGTTGGGCTGCATCGCCGGGTGATTCCAGTCGCTCACTTGGTACTCGCTGCCGATGTCACGGGCAAAACGGTTTGCGGCGTCTTTGGCGCGTGCTTCGGCCACAAGTCGGGTCGATACCGCTTCGTGGTCTGTAATCGCCCCAGACCGCAGGGAATCCACATCAACGCCCCACGCTTGCGCGAAGGTGGCGGCAATGTCGCCCAGCGCGGCGCTTGCGGTGGTCGTTTGGGTATCACCACGCATTGGAGTGGATGGCTAATGGTTTTGAGTTGGTGCTGCTCATCGGCTTTTCAGCGCGGTTCAGCCAGTTGATGAAAAAAGCGCGGGAAAGATTGCGGCGCTTGGTTTCGCACCACATCGCCGCTTTCGCGTGCTCGCGCTCGATGTCGATTCCAGTGTAGGCGGGCGAAGTCTTGAGCGATGCCAGCCACTCGGCGTCGGTGGCCTTTGGGGGCTTGGGCGCTTTCGGCTCTTTGACGACATCGCCCGCCGCCTTCTTCTTCCCTTCCTCTTCCCTTCCTCTTCCCTTCCCTTCCGCATCAGCGAAACCGATGCCGACCGCATTGCCAACCGGATGGCAGGTGGCATCGGCTTCGCGCTTTTCCCAACGGGCCGCAGCTCCGGCGATAGCGTTCACGCGGTTGGCTTGCACCTGCTTCTCCTTGGCGAGTGGGTAGAAGTTCACCTCGATGGAGTCGCCCGCCGACTTCCGCCAAAGCAGGCAGCGGTCTACAAGTTCGGATCGGGTAATGCGCAAAAGCTGCTGCAGCTTGCGGTCTGACCACTCGAAGCCGCCCTCGATAACTCCGCCGTTTTCCTGCCCTGCGCAGTAGCGTAGCAGGCACAGCCACGTTGCGCGCTGGTTCGGATCGGCACCGATGAACTCGGGCGAGTCCAGCGTGCTGGTGTGTATGTTGAGCCATTCCATGTTTTTAAAGGTCGATGACGTTGACCGTGATGAGCACGCCCGGCCCGCGCTCGGCGTCCGCGTAGAACTTGGAGATTAAAAGCGGGGTCACTTGGCAGTCGTCCTTCCACCAGCCCGCGTCGGTCAGAGCGTCGAGCACGGCCTTGGCCAGATTGTCGGCGTCGGGTTTGATCGTGTGCCGAGTGGGGGCGAGGTCGCGCAGGTCGGCGGCACGCGCTCCGGTGAAAAAATGCGTGCGCGGGCGGGCAAAATAAAACGACAGGAATACTTTGACTGCGCCGGTGAGCGGTGCGTCGGGGCGGTGGCGGGTGCCTGCTTTGACGACTGCCGCCTTCCATTCGTCAGACGTGCCCGCGTCGTACATGCGCGCCGTGTATTTACCGCCGACCCGAAAGGCGCAGGCGCGGGGGCGCGGCTGGCCTTTGGGATCTCCTGCGGCGTAAAATTCAAATGTTTCCATGTGGTGTCCGTGTTGCGCCGTGTTACGGCTTAGCGTTTACGCGCAAACAGTTTGCGGAGTTCGGCGCGCTCGGCCTTGGGCATTTTGAGGAATCGCCCTGGCCCGCATACGCGGTTTCCGTGCACCCAGCCGGAGGCGAGGGCGCGTTCAATGGTACGTTGTCCTGTCGTGGAAATGGTCATGCTGTTTTGGTCTTGGTTTTCTTGGTGGTCTTAAACTTCCCGTCCGGCTCGCGGCGGGCTTTGTCTTTGTCGATCTGATCGAAGTGGTAATCACACCACCCCAGGGCGCGGCCCTTGCAGGTGCCACGCGCTTTGCCCACTTGGTAGGCCGTAAACACCGCGCTCACGACGAGCGCGGCGGTGAGGATTTCGGCGATCATTAGTAGGCTTCGATTTCGGTTTTCACGGTAGCCAGTAGGCAATCGGCAATCGCCAGCTCGGGGGTTTCGCCGAAGCCCATTCGCTGCTTGCATGTTTTAATGTAATGCCCCGCTGGGCGGTAATCTAAAGTGACGAAAGTTTCGATGGCCCGCCACTCGATGCCGCTACTCCATGCGCTGCCGTGCAGCGCCATGCCGGGGTGCATCGCAATCAGGGCGCTAAGGTGGTCGTTGATCATGGTGTTAAAACGGGACATCAGAATCAATTTCGCCTTGGCTGGTGTTGGCGGAAGGCGCGGCAGGCGTGGCCACCGGCGCAGCACCAACGAGCGTTCCTTTATTCATGTGCCACAGCGTGCGAGCGGCGTTCTTGAGCATGATCTCAGCTGGGCGCGGCGGGAACGGCTCGCCTTGGTTGTTGAGGCGCGGCTCTTGGTCGGTGGCGTACCAGCGCAGCGAGTTTGCGGGAAGCTGCGAAATCGGCTCGCCGTTGCGCTTGCCAAAATGAATCAGCACGTCGCCCGCGTTGGCGATAATCTCGGAGGGCTGCGGGATTTCGTCGTTGTTAAAAGACTTTGTGGGCAGGGCTTTCGGCGGCAAGTAGGACTGTGCCGGTGTAGGCCGGTTGACCGATGCCTTCACGGCTTCGGTGAGTTCGCGGATCGTCAGATCCAGCGACTTGATTGCGCTGATCAGTTGGGTGTTTTGTTCTTCGGTCATAAATTAGGCTTTGTCGATTTGGAGTAATGGGAGGGCGAGGTAGCGGGCTGCTTTGTAATCGGCCACGAACGCATCAAGTGAGGCGGCGAGCTTTTCCGTGTAGTCATCCCAGTGAACGATGACGTGGTGCGGCTTCATGCCCGGGAAGTAGCTCCAGAAGTGCCACTCGGTGAGGCCGGTAACGGCCATGCTGCCGTGCACCTGCTGCTTGTAATCGTCGGGCAAACCGCCGTCTAAAACGTAGCCGATGTGCACCTTGGGCGACGGGCATTTGATTTCGAGCCCCGCCATGTATTCGCCAGCGGCGTCGGTGATGAGTCCATCGGGCGAGCATCCCGTGATGCCGTCGTCACGGATACAAAACCCGACCTGCGCCACGGTCAGCCCGGTAGCTTTGGCAAACGACTCCCGCGCTTCGGGCTCAAGGTCGTTGCCGCGCTGCATGTCGGCGCTCTTAAAAATGTAGCTCCACTCAGGGCAGAAGGTTTGGCCGATCAGTTCGCGGATGTAACCCTTGGCCGACTTGCTCAAATCGCCCTTGGCGGCGGTGATGATGTCGGAAAAGCGCGAGGCCGTGGGGCGACCGCAGCGGGCTTGCAACCATTCCGGCGTGCCCTGTTCAAGCTCTAGGATGACTCTCATTGTGCGCCCTCCTCGGTGCTGGCGATGTCGGAGGCGAACGGGTTAATCGGGGTTTCGAGCGCCACCGTTTCGGCTTTCGACGGAGTGACGTTGCGGGGTAAATCCGCTGCGATGTGGCCCAGCTCCTCGGTGGTTTTTAATCCCTTGAGCACGTCGCCGAAATTGTCGCGCAGGTTAAAACCACGGGCGCGGAAAAGCAGCATGCGTTCGGGGTACTGCGTCCACGGGCCGGCCTTGCCCCAAAGACCGGCGAGCTTGGCGTCGGCCACGCTGAAGCGGGATTCAAGCGGCTCGGAGTCCACGCGCTTGCTCGTCACGATGACCGTGAGCTTGTCGCCCGTGCCCTCGGTTTTTTGGACGTAGCTTTGGCACAGCCCCGAGGCGCGAACCAGGGCGAGGGCGGCGTCACCGTAGATGCCGGGGCGTCCGTTGATGACGCCGATGTTTTGCAGCGCGGCCATCGGGGTGAGCCCCAACTCCATGCCGAGCTGAATGGCGATCAGGATGGACTCAGGTTTTTCCATGCCCTTGGGGGCGAAGCCGCTTGTGGCAACGGCCTTGGCGAAGCGGAAGGCTTCTTCGAGCGATTGGAGTTGAACGCCGGTCTTGCCCATCGCCATGCGAGGCGGAACGGGCGCGAGTGCGGTTGTCGTGGGGACGGTGATTTGTGTGGTTTCGCTCATGTTATTGTGTGATGGTTTTGCTGGCGGAAATTTGGCTAACGATGTTCTTGTAAAGCTCTGAGCCCTTGCGCTTTTGCGGTGCTTTCGGGCGCTTGGTGGTGAGTCCTGCTTCGGCTAGGACGCGGCTCGCCGTGGTGGAGCTGGAATTGGCAAGGCGCGCCGCCTCTAGGATGCTGCCCACCTGCTTGTAAGCCTCGATGATCTCGGCGTCCCGCTTGGCCCGTGCCTCGGGGCTGCGCTGCATGAGCCGCGTCCGCTCGCTCATGCGGTAGGACGCATCTCTGAACTTTTTCGGCTGGTTGGCATCCTTAGGAATTAGCGCCAAGAGCTTTGCGTGACGCTCGCCTAGTCGCTCAAAGTAGCGAACCACGGTGCTGACCTGTTCGGAGCTGGCGGAGTAGCTCACGCGCTACCCTCCAACGTGGTCGGCGAGCCGTCCGCCTTGGCGGTGTAGGTGCTGGAGCGGTTGACCGCGTAACCGGCCTTTAGGTGGGTGGTTCGTATGTCGTCTTGCATGGTGGTTTGTGGTTTCGCTGAAAATTTTCGCTGGCCTTATTTCGCGGCCCGCCAGCTAGGTCGGTGGCTTTTTTGGTTCGGTAGAGGGTATGCGTCCCCCAATTGGCACCCCGTGCCGCCTCCGCTTGTCCTTGTCTTTATCGCGTTTCCACAGGCAAAACGGCCAAGGGGCGGCGATCAGCCGGGGAAAGTGTTGCGGTGGCTCAGGCCGCTTTTGAGGTGAATTTCACCCGAGCCTCTTTCGCTAAGCCTTGGTCAAGGCGGTGTATCGGGTAGCGGTCGGAGCCGCTGCGCTCGACGCCGAAAGTTTTGGCCCATGCGTAAAAACCCGACTTACTATCTTTTTTCACATAGCTGATGGCCTCGGCGGTCGTGAGGATCAGGCCGGTGGGCTGGGGCTTCTGGCTTTCGCGGATCGCGGCTACAATCTGCTGAATCGCGGAGGGGCTCAGGTCGGAGAGGGTCGCGCTCACTTGGCGTCCTCCTTCTGGATCTCGTCGAGGGCGTCCTTGGCGGGCTTTCCGGCGCAGGTGCAGAGGACCATGACGGTCACGAGGAAGGCGGCGCTGGCCAAGGCGATGATCGGGATCATTTGGCCCCTTTCATCGTGCCCCGCCGTGTTACGGCCAAGGCCAAAAGATAACGGATCTGACCGCTCAAGCTGCGGCCATCCTGCTTTGCGGATTTCTGCAATTGGGCGAGCACCCCGTCCGCAAGGGTGAAGCTGACGTTTTTTGGTTTCTGCATGGGTTGCATACCCCATGTCGTGCCTGTCCGTGTTACGTCTGGCAAACTATTTCATTAAAAAAGTTGAAAATAAGTTAAAATGGGTTGGGTTTACCTAGATGAAACACAACAAATCGCACGACCGAGCGGCGGATAAAATGGGCTTTTCGATTGCGCTGGAGCGAAGTCTGGTGGCGGAAATCAACCGCTACGCCGAGGCGGAAGGCCGTAACCGCAACCAGCAGATTCGATGGATGCTGCTTGAGTCGCTGGGAGAGCGGGCGAAGGCGCGGGCGGTTACGCCCAGCGCCCGCGCCATAGCACCGCGCCACCTCAATCACGACGCCCCGCCCCAGCAGGATCAGCGCAGCGCCTAGGGCTCTTGCCCCCACCCCTTGGCCTCCGCCTCGCTGGGGTGGATGTGGGTTTTTGGCGGCCTTAACCCCTGCGCTCTTACCCACTCCTTGAGCGTTTCCAGCTCAAGGATCACGACCATTCCGACCTCAACCGCCTCCTCTTTTGTGGCTGCTTCACGCAGCGATTTGCGGAAAAAATAGGCGCTCGGCTGGTATGAGGTCGGCATGACTTCAATTCATTGGCACATTTAGGCTTAAACTTGAATTCATTATGTAAGTGCCTGCAAAAGTCATTGCGTATGTAATTTATTACGCGGTTTTGGCGGTTTTCGGCTGTGAATTGGCGGATTCGTGCGTTCTGGAATTACGTAAACCATTGCAAAGATGATTACTCTACGTAATTTAATCGCGGGCTTTTGCCGTTTTTGGGCGTTTTCACCCTAAAAAGACATATTTACCCTAAAATATGGCGATTTTAGGGGTGTTTACCCCTAAACATATTTTACCCTAAAAAATGCTCTTTATAGGGCTTACCCCTATAAACATATTTTCCCCCCTATATACATAGGGGGTGGAATATGTTTGGGGAGTAGGGTTGGATTTACCCTAAACCCTAAACCGGATTCGGCGGCATGACCTCAAAGAACTCATCGGCCGCCCCTTCTTCGGGCAGGACCAGGTAATGCCCAAACGCCGTGGCCGATGAGTTGCCCGCCTGCCGCGTCGTGTCGGCAATATCCTGCCCGCGCTGAAAATGGTACGACAGCCCCGTGTGCCGCAAAATATTTTCCTGCCAAACATCCGACACGATCCCGCGCTTCTTGTTTTTGACCGGCCCGCGCTTGGCGAGCCCCGCCGCCTCCCTCACCCCATCCCAACTCACACGCTTGCAGCTCGCCACCGGCTCACCCGTCGCCAGCGCCCTAGCCTTGGCTGCGATGAGCACCGGCAACACGCAGGCCGGTACGGTCACGGTGCGATAACTCACCGTGCCACGTTTTCGCGGTCTGACCTCGATTGTCGGGGTTTTTGCGTCAAGGCGCATGTCGGCAGGCAAAACCCGCAGCGCTTCGGCGTGGCGCATGAAACACCAGCACGCGAGGGCCACATAAGCAGCCATTCCTTGCGATTTGGCGCGCTTTGCGGCACCCATTAGGGCGTGGGTATGGGCAGGGGTCAGAATGCGCGGCAAATCGACCGCGCGGGCACGTTCACTTAAATCCTTAAAATCGACCTCGAAAGGAATTTCCTTCACCCACCGCCGCTTCTTCCAGTGATTCGCCCACGCTTGCAGCACAGCGGCGTCGTTTTTCCGCGTGAAATCCGCCCGCTTCCCACGATAAACGAACTCCTCGTAATGCTCCGGCGTCACCTCGCCCACGTTCGACACCCCAATCTCAGCCAGCCAAACCGTAAACGCCCGACACCGGCTAAGGTTATTCGACCTCGTTGCATCCTGCCGCCCACGCTCAGCCTGATGCGCGAGCCAATCGGCCAGCGCTTGGGTGAGCGGCACGGGGTCGCCCTTGACCATGACGCGGTCGGAGGCGATCACGCAGGCCAGAAGCGAGCGCCCCCCTGCCCGCTCCACTGCGGCCTCGGCATCGCGGAGCTGGGCCTCGGTGAGCCTAGTCATGCGCGGAGCCATGATGTTCTCGGTCGCCTGCGTGAGCACGGCCTGCATTTCCTGCATCTTTGCACGCAGCGCGGCGACGTCGCGCCCCTGCTTGCGGATACGCTTGCCCAGATGGAATCCATCGAGGAGCCATGAACCGCCGGGAAGCGGAATGAGTCGGAGCAGATTCTCGCGGTGTCGGGCCATGCCGTACAGTTGGCGTTAATCTTGGCGAGAATCAAGAAAAGCGGCGAAAATCAGCGAATTATCGCCAACTCTGCCAGAATTAAGGAGGGGCCCAAAACCCCACTTTCTCCTCTGAGAGAGTGGAGCCGATGGTCGGGATTGAACCGACGACCTGCGGTTTACGATACCGAGGGCGCTACCTCTCAAGAGCTGGAATGTTGGCGTTAATTGTTGGCCATTCTCGCCAACATCGGGATTGCGCGTTCAGCCCGTCTGCCCCATTCGTCGACCAACCGGAACAGGGCGGCGTCTTTCATGCGTCGTTAGGTTAACCGGTGCCGGTGGTAGCCCTGTAGATGCCACCGCAACTAAACCAATCCAATGAAGACTGACCTATATATCGCCACGCTGCCCGATTCAATCGCCACGCTTTACCGCGTCCACCCTCACCGGCGCAACGAGATCCACGCCATGCTTCGCGCCTGCATCCGCAAGGCCGATGCCAACGCCGCCAAGGACGCCGCGCCTAAGAAAACCCGAGTTTTGGCCTCAAAAGCTGCGTAAATGACGGGTGGGGCAAAATTTTCCCGTAGGTACTCCCGAGGCCCGGCTATGCCGGA